GTATTGATTATGGGGTCAGCATTAGAATTGGGTAAAGTGGTTTCAGTAGCATGGTTGTCTAGAAATTGGCTAGACTGCCCTAAAGCTATTAAAACATATTTGGTATGTGCGATAGTTACATTGATGTTAATTACATCGATGGGTTCATTTGGCTTTATGTCAAAGGCACACTTAGCACAGACTGAAAATGTATCACAGTCAAGTTTAGTATTAAATCAAGTGGAGTTAGAAATACAGGAACAGGAAAGGATTAGACAAAATGCTCAGACGTCTCTTAATAACCTCGACCGAGTGGCTTCTATGGCTGATACAAATAATTATAGCAAAGTTGCGAAAAACCAGACTGCTCAAAGACGTCAAGTGGCTGAAGACATTAGGAATGCGGATACTCAGATATCGAATCTTAATATACGAGCATTGCCACTTAGACAACAGACCCAAAAACTCGAAGCAGAAGTAGGTCCGCTTAAATATATTGCTGAGTTAATCTACGGACAAAGTGCTAAAGATCACTTTGACGCGGCTGTACGACTTATTATTATAATGATAGTATTAGTTTTCGATCCACTAGCTATGGTATTACTAGTCGCTGCTAACTATAGTCTAAAACCTAAGTCACGGATACGCTACGATAAATTGACTGGTAAACTAGTAACTACTTGACTTTATTAGGAAATTCCTATATTATATGAAATGTGATATGAGGGTTGGTTACCTTCTAATAAAACAACCGATACACAATCAAACTAAAACTTAAAGGATAGTAATAATGAGCAAATCAGCTCTAATGGATAGAATATTAAAGAATAGCCCAACTAAATTAGCATCGGTATTATCAGAGTCAGTGTTATTTACTGAACGGGATGTAATTCCAACTAATCTACCAATTTTAAATATAGCATTTTCAGGAAGTCTAGAAGGTGGACTTGCTGCTGGTTTAACAACTTTTGCTGGTGCATCAAAATCTTTTAAGACTTTGTTGGGTTTGTTATGTGTTAAAGCATATTTGGACAAATATCCAGAAGCAATATGCGTCTTTTATGATTCGGAAGGCGGTGTTACCCCGGAGTATTTAGAATCAAATGGCATAGATACTACAAGAGTTGTCCATGTTCCTATTGAACACTTGGAAATGCTAAAGTTCGATATGGTCAAAACGCTAAAAGAAATTGAGCGCGGAGACAAAGTTATTATGATGATAGATTCCATCGGTAATACTGCATCGCTTAAAGAACTAGAAGACGCAGAGCACGAAAAGACTGTTGCCGAAATGCAACGTGCGAAGGTGATGAAGGGACTTTTTAGAATGGTTACCCCTTCGTTTATTAAGAAAGATGTGCCTTGTATTTGTATTGCGCATACTTATCAAACTATGGAAATGTTTAGTCGTGCAGTAATTTCTGGAGGTACTGGAATTATGTATTCTAGCAACCAAGCATTTATTATTTCTAAAGCACAGGAAAAAGATGGAACCGATCTTGCAGGGTTTAAGTTTACCATTAATATCGAAAAGTCAAGATATGTTAGAGAAAAAGCTAAGTTTCCATTCGTAGTTAAATATGGTAAGGGAATTAATAAATGGTCAGGATTATTAGATATTGCATTGGAATCTGGCCATGTAGTTAAACCAAAGAATGGGAGATACTCAGCAGTTGATATGTCAACCGGAGAGTTTAACGAAAAGGGTGTCAAGGAGGACGATACCAATAGTAAAGAATTTTGGCAACCAATTCTTGCCGAGCCTTCTTTTAACGAATATATTAAGACCCGATATGCTCTATCTGGTCAAAACTTCGACGAAATAGACGAAGAAGACACAATTGATGAAGTCTATCAAGAGGAAGATGAATGAGCTTAGAAAGAACTATCTTTAGTAATTTAGTTAATAACGAGCAATACCTTAGAAAAGCAATACCATTCCTTAGAAGCGAATACTTCCATAACTCATCTGAACGAACAGTTTTTAATCTTATTGAAAGTTATATCTTAAAGTATAACACATCACCTACTAAAGAGACCCTGTCAATTGATTTAGACAATCAAGATAATATATCAGACGACCAATATACTGAATGTAAAGAGATTATTAAAGAACTTCCTAATCAAGTTGAAAAGACTAATCAGGAATGGTTAATTGAAGAAACAGAGAAGTTCTGCCAAGACAAAGCAATTTATAATGCTATTATGCAGTCAATTAAAGTCTTGGATGATAAGACTGGCGCATTGTCTAAAGGATCTATTCCTAATCTACTAAGTGAAGCATTAGCAGTTTCTTTTGATAGTGCTATTGGTCATGACTTTTTAGATGATACAGATTCTCGATACGAGTTTTATCATAGGAAAGAAGAACGTCTGCCATTTGATATTGAGTATCTAAACAAGATTACTCGTGGCGGGTTGCCCAAGAAGACCTTGAACATACTAATCGCGATGACTGGCGGAGGAAAGTCGTTAGTTAAATGTCATATGGCAGCAGCTAACTTAGCAATGGGCAAAAACGTTCTTTACATCACTATGGAAATGGCAGAAGAGAAGATTGCTGAGCGCATCGATGCTAATTTGCTTAATGTAAGACTTGACGAACTGGCTGAATTACCTAAATCATCGTTCGATAAAAAAATTGCCAAGCTGAAAGAGAAAACTGTTGGCAAACTAATCATCAAAGAGTATCCTACGTCGAGTGCTGGTAGTGCTAACTTTAGACATCTATTAAATGAGTTGAAGTTGAAGAAGGGGTTTGTCCCTGATATTATTTACATTGACTATCTTAATATCTGTTCGTCATCCAAGTTAAAGATGGGCGCAAATGTAAACTCTTATACCTATGTCAAGACTATTGCAGAAGAATTGCGCGGATTAGCAATTGAGTTTAATGTGCCCATAGTCTCGAGTAGCCAAACTGCCAAGACCGGATATAATAATTCTGATATTACAATGACAGACACTTCCGAATCATATGGGCTTAACTCAACTGCCGATTTAATGTTAGCAATTATTAGCACAGATGAACTTAAAGAAATGCATCAGTTGATGTTCAAGCAGCTTAAAAATCGTTATGCCGACCCAGATATGTATGGAAGATTTGTCGTAGGTGTTGACAAATCAAAGATGAGGATATATAATGTGGAAGACTCTGCGCAAGAAAACCTAATGGATGATACTGCCATCTTCGACAAGGGCAAGTATCAAGAACGAGTTGACGAAGAGAGTCCATTTAAGAAACAATTCAAGAAACCAAATACAGATTGGAGCCAGTTTAAGTGAGAGTGGGTATTACCTTTAGCGCATGGGATTTACTTCATGCCGGACACATTATGATGTTAGAAGAAGCTAAGTCACAATGTGATTATCTTATTGCTGGTTTACAGTCGGATCCTACAGTCGATAGACCTAGTAAGAACAAACCAGTTCAATCCTTATATGAACGTTATGTTCAACTGTTGGCGTGTAAGCATGTCGACGAAGTAATTCCTTATACTACAGAAGCAGAAGTGAGATTAATTCTTCAATCACGAAACATTGATGTTAGAATTATTGGTTCTGAGTATAAAGAAATTGAGTTTACTGGTAAAGATATATGCACATCAAAAGGTATAGAAATTTACTTTAACTCAAGAGACCACTTCCTAAGCACTAGCGAACTACGAAAGAGGATTGAAACTAATGACCGACTACCAACTTATTAATAACTATAAGACTGCTGATATTGTCGAAACTGCTACTGGTTTTGTAGTATTGGAAAACTTGCCTAAAGATGCTGCTAAGACTTGGGTTCGTAAACTTAACTTCGGCGCTGGCTTTGGTGGATGGACACCGGAGTTCTTCCTGCATAGGTTGGTAGTTCTGTGAGGTTGAAGTTTGAATATAATCATTATAGAGCAATATATAATCGCAATAGAAAGGTTAAAAGCTCTATGTATGGATTGATTGACTTTTCTAGATATTCTAGCTGCTATATTAGATATAATAATAGATTGAAATTAGCATTACAATAATAAACCTCATCAAAAAAGGAGGTGTTTGCCTCCTTTTTGTTTCTATTGAATGAACCCTTGCCTTTTTTGGGTTTATATACTTTAGGCTTATTAAATCGCCAGGCGTGTCTAGCGACGTGGTTTCTTTTGTCTTTCATTTGGCTTACCTTTCCTTGTGTAATATGCCTTTTGTTCTTCGATAGCACGATCAAGACTAGATAGATAAATTCCATTAGCATCGAACAGCAATACAGGACCTTGCGGTGACATTAGTTAGTTACCATAGTCCGGTGTTGAATATCCAGAAACTTATGCTGTCCTTTATTAGCCATTGTAAATTCTACAGCAGCACCAAGATCGTTATAAACGTTTAGAATTTCAGTTACATCGATCTGATTGCCATATGCATCATAATCCTTGGTATATGATACTACGATATAAACTTTCATCTTCATATTCCTTCTTTTGCTTCCTATGTTCTATGTATATATTAAATGTTTTAATTTGTCAATACGAAAAATGCTCTTGACAAATTAATTTAGTTTCGTTATAGTCTAATAAACAAGGAGACAAACATGAAACTTAATTTCGATAATCAACTGGGGGCTCAACTGCGGGATGATGTTTAGTGAGAGTTGAATTTGAAAAAGGTGAACCATTTCGTCTAAGCATCATTATAGACAAGCTGAGTGCCCGCAACACATATTCAAAATTTTTAGCGACAGATGTTCACAATCACCTTCTTTGGGGTTGTTATTGTGTAATAGACGAACAAATGCAAGAAGGACCATTCTTAAATATCGGTCATCAACTATACCAGGATAATAGAGAATGAAACTTAATTTCCGTCGGCAACAAAATAGTCAAATATACTCTACACTACAAAATACCACATTTTTTGATAAGCCATTAGATTGGCGAATATCACATCTATAAGATTTGTTGTGGAATATTAGATGGATTCAACTACGACCACAATTAGAGGATGATGTTTGACAGAAAAAGTTCTCCCTTATACCAAAGGAACGTTACACGAAGTTCTTGTTGGATATCACCTAAGTTTAGGTAAGCATATGCCACGACTTACAGATAATCAAACAGCGGAAGAAGTTCATGATATCCTTAAAAATGTCGTAACAGAAAACTATTACGACATGGTATATGAACGAGCAAAGTTCGCAGCAGAAGATATTAAAACGAATATTGTTAAAGGTGATATCGAAAACGTATTCTGGACCAACAAAGAAGGCGATTTAAAACTAGCTACTGGTATAGAAGCATCGCAGAAACAAGATGCATCAGATGTAGTTGTTCTGTCTAATAGCAAATATTATGGCATCAGTCTTAAAGTATCTGATTCTAAATACAGAAACTTCTCAATTTCAAATTGCGGCATAGAGTCTGCGTTTGAAGCGCAACAAATATTAGAAGACCATCGCAAGAAGATACTAGACAAGTATCCATTCTATGCTGATATGGGTCCAACTGAACGGAAAACATATACTAGAAGTTGCACAGTAACCTATACAGATATTAAGAAGCAACTTAAAGAGACGATGACACAACTCGTTGATAATATGCATGGCAAGATATTAAATATGAATTCGCTTGACTTGTCTAAACATATTCGCTATAACGTACTATATGCACATAAAACGCCTATGCAAGAATTGGGTCACGACCATAAGAAGCACACTACAC